ATGGTGAAGGTCAAGCCCATCCCGGGTGTTAGCACATCCCGCATCGCGGGTGCGTGCGTGCTCGGCAAGGGGACGGTCTGCACCATGGCACGCAAGGACGGGAAGACCGTGGCGGGCACTGTGCTCGGCGCGGTCGACTCTGTCGTGCTCTCCGTGTTGGGAGGGGCGGCTGCAGTGCGTTTCGACGACTGCATCATGCACGACATGACGACCGGAAACGGCGATTGTGGGGCGTGCGTTGTGCAGGGGCCGGACAAACTTGTGGCAAGCCACATCGGCACGGGGGTAGGGCCCGACGGCAATGGCGTCAACTACGCCATCACGTTCACGTAGGTCATCGGCCCAGCCGGGGATGCGGGAATTGTTGTCGTAGGGTTTGATGGCCGTTTCAAGCGACCTTCGGGTGACGAGATGCGCAAGAATACTGCGGTGGCGGAGGCGTGGGTGCGGGTAGAGGCTGAGAAGCCCTGCCCGCACCCCGTTTACCTGCCGGCGCCGATATCTAACGACATTTTTGAAACTCAGGTCAGCAAGTACGGCATCATCAGGGACGTCTCCTACGACAGCGACGCTTTCATCATTGCTGGGCGTTTGTTAGAGCAGTCTCTGCACTACAACTACGGCATGGCTGGCGGTCTTGGGTCTCTCGATTCGATTGAGCTCATCACCGCTGGCTGTGTCAGCACTGCCAACGACAAGTCGCCTGGGCCTGTTGCGAGTCTCGAGGGGAAGGTTAGCACAAAAGCTGACTGGTACTTTGAGTCCGACAAGAAGGTCCCACTCGACGAGTCATTTCAAGGCGCAGGGCGGCTCGAGGCGACTGCGCGATGGATAAGGTCTTACATCACAGGTGAGATAGACTCTGTCGCGGAAGCGTTTACCGAGCGATTCTGCAAGGATGGCCCCGACTATGGTGGGGCGCTCAAGCGTGAGCTTCGGGCGCCCGACAAAGTCGCGGCTCTCAAAACGCGTGCGTTCACTCCGTCAGAGGTTTGGGATGTAGGATTGG